CGACTCCGCGCGGCGATGGAAGAAACGCTCGAGGAAAACCTACATCTAGCCGACGGCGACAACTGCACGCTCAGCGCGCTCAAACGTGCACTGGCAATGGGTTAGATTCTACTAATGGGAAAGAGAACGAAAATATCATGGTGCGACAGCACCTTCAATCCGTGGGTCGGATGCTCTAAAGTCTCGCCTGGCTGTGCGAACTGCTACGCTGAGCACGACACGCCGGCGCGAGTGCTCGGGGTGAAGTGGGGGCCGGGTGAGCCGCGGCACCGGACCAGCGCGAACAACTGGCGGCAGCCAGAGGCATGGAACGTGGCGTGCCAAAATTTTCCGTGGCGGTGCGGGCTTTGCGGTGGCCGGTTCGTGGACCCTGACTTCCTCAGCAGTGTCTGCCCCAAATGCAACGGACTGGCCAGTGAACGAGGGTTGTTTCAGCGAAACGACCGCGTTTTCTGCGGCTCGCTATGCGATTGGCTCGATCCGGAGGTGCCGATTGAGTGGTTGGCGGACCTGCTCGATCTGATTCAGCGGACACCGAATCTGAACTGGCTGCTGCTCACGAAACAACCCGGACAGTGGCGCTCGCAAATGAAGCGGCTGCGGAAATTCGATCATGGTTTGACTGCCGAGGATCGCACGTACGCTGGAAATATGGCGGAGCATTGGCTCGCTGGGACTCCGCCCCTCAACGTCCGGTTCGGTGTCAGCGCGGAGGATCAAGAGCGGTGGGACGAGCGCGTGCCGTTATTACGCTCAATTCCAGCGACTTCACGGTTCGTGTCAGTGGAGCCGATGCTGGAGCGGATCGTTTTCACGGGACTGCGGAACATGGCCCGGCCGGCAATCGACTGGATCATTTTCGGCGGCGAGAGCGGTCCGAAGGCGAGGCCATGTGACGTCGCATGGATTCGGGATGGCCTGCGTCAGTGCCGGGAGGCCGGCGTGCCGGCATTCGTGAAGCAGCTCGGGTCGAGGCCAATGACTCAAGACCCTGAAATATGGACTATGCACGGCCTCACCTTCGGACCGCTCACGGTGAGGGATCTCAAAGGGGCCGACCCGTCCGAATGGACCGCGGACCTGCACGTGCGCCAGTTCCCGGGCTGATGTCCAGGCCGATGTCCGTATGACGGTCCTTCCAAGTTCCACTAGCGCAAGGACTTAACCCGCCACGCGAAAAAGCCATGGCCGGAACCGCACATTGATAGATGCGCGGCATTTTCGTTGGTCTTACAAAAGCTGAGCTGGTGGCGATCCGTGGTACTGCCGTTGCGGCTGCTGCTACGGGTCGTGTCACCACGTCATTCACCGCCCCGGGCCTATCGGGGACGCAGCAGGTGTTCCTCGACCCGGCGGAGGCCCTTCTGGAGGCGAACTACGCGTTGCAGAGGCTCGATCCCTCTACGTACGGCCGGCACCTCATCACGAAACGCACCCGCATCGTCTTCGCGTGAACAACAAGCGTCCAATCCTGTACGGTCCGACTGGCAAGCGCGTCCGCGCCGGGCTCTATGAGGGGGCGCAACCGCGGCTGCGGCGATCAACAGTGATCGGCTCGAATTACGCCAATGATACCAGCAAACTGCTTTCCGAGTACGACCGGACGCAGTTGCTGAGCATGGGGCGCTACCTGTTCGCCAATTGCGGGACACTGCAGGCCGCCATTTTGGAAATCGGGACCTACTCGGTCGGCACGGCGTTTCAGCCGATTTACGCTGGTCGTGACACAGCCTGGGGCGAGGAGGCTAAGACATGGTTGGAAGGATGGTTTGAGAATTCGGACGTTCGCGGCGCGCCGTTCGATTTGATCACCAGTCTGTTCCTCGCCTCGGTGGCGATTGATCGCGATGGCGATGCGGCCTGCGTCCTCACGCGATCAGTGGATGGTGACTGGCCCTTTTTGCAGTGGATTCCCAGTCACCGAATCGGCTCACGCCGGACCTACGTGGGAGATCGAGTCACCGACGGACCCTACCAGGGACTCCGCACCTCCCACGGGGTCATTTTCAACGCTCAGGGCCGATCCGTAGCCATCCGGGTCCTGGGCGATGATACGTCCGGCGCCGACGACCGTGACATCAGCCTGCGCGATGCGGTGTTGCTGTTCGAGCCTCTTTGGTTCGATCAGGGGCGAGGCATCCCAGCCATTTCCGCCGCGGTGCGCGACTGGCAAGACGCGCTCGACATCGTGTCGTACGAAAAAACGGCGATCAAGGCTGGGTCGTCCATTGCATTGATCGAGGACAATGAGGTCGGCTCCACCGATCCGGGTGAAGTACAGTTCGCCGAGGAACCCACCGAGGCCGGGGTAGGTGGCGTGTTCGCTGAAACGTTCGAGGAGGGGTCGGTTAGGTATTTCCGGGCGAAGTCGGGCGCCGGATTGAAACCGTTTGAACAAAAGCGGCCGTCGAGTGAGGTTCGCGATTTTCTCAAGAACACCGTTCTGCGCAGTGCGTTCGCCGGGCTCGGCTGGCCTTTTGAGTTCGCGTTCGACGCGAGTGATCTGACTGGCCCCGCGGTGCGGATGATCCTGGGCAAGGCCGACCGGAAGGTCCGCGCGCGCCAGCGCCGGCTGATTTCTCTATGGATGCGCGTGGTGACCTATGCATTGGCTAAAGCGATGAAGTCGGGGGCCATCAGTCGATCCGACGACTGGCTCGCGTGGGATATGACACTGCCGCGGATGGTGTCGATTGATCTCGGTCGGGATGGTCGGGCGGCCATCGAAGGTCTGAAGTCTGGCACCACGACGTTGTCTGAGATCACCGGCGAGGCTGGACTCGATTGGCGCCAGGTTATCCGACAGAAAGCCGTTGAAGCGCGAGCCATTCGCGACGAAGCCGCGCGGGTCGGTGTTGACCCGCGTGAGATTCAGGACCTTGCCCTAACGGCCCAACCGGCCACCCCTCCGGTGGATGGAACACCATGAAACTTTCGCGCGTAATCCAGGCGGTCTATGCCCGGCCCTGGGTCATTACCAGGAGCGGATGGGAAACCGTTCATCGACTGGTGCAATCGAAGTTGGCCGGCGATGTCGTGACGCGGCGTGTCCAAAACGACGGCCTTGACATTTTCGGCGAGCCGATGCCGGTCCCCGAGACGTACGGGGGAATCCGTGTGATCCCGATCCAGGGAATCATCGGCCATAAAGTTGGGCTCCTGGAGAAGTCGTGTGGTGTCTGTGATGTGCTCGACGTGCGAGAGCAGGTGGCCGAAGCACTGGCCTCCGTCGATGTGACGGCCATCCTGCTCGACATCGATTCTCCAGGCGGAATCGTCACGGGCGTTCCTGAGCTGGCGGACGTGGTCCGCACCGCCGATGCGATGAAACCGGTCTATGCGTTCACGGATGACATGATGTGCAGTGCGGCCTACTGGCTCGGCTCGCAGGCGCGCGGCGTGTTCGCAACTCGTACCGCGGACGTTGGCAGCATCGGCGTATACATGGCCATTCTCGACGAGAGCCTGGCATTTCAGATGGCAGGCCTTCATCTCGACGTGTTCAAGGGCGGCACGCAGAAGGGGGCCGGGCTGCCCGGCACGTCATTGAACGATGAGCAGCGTGCGCATTTTCAGGGCGAGATCGACCAGATTTACGGTTGGTTCAAAAGAGCCGTGACGCGGGGGAGGCAGGGCAATGTGACAGAGGAAACCATGCAGGGCCAATCGTTTTTGGCAGAGGCCGCCGCCGAATTTAGGCTGATCGACGGCATTGTCGCAGATCGAGCCGAGTTACTAAACCAAATCGCAATCAAACCCGAAACATCATGACCATCATCGAACAGCGCGACGCAGCGCAAAATCAAGTCACCGACACATTGGCGAAGGTCGCCACCCTTGAAGGGGCGCTACTCAAGGCGCAGACCGAGCGCGATGAATTCGCCGAGAGTCTGCTCGCGACCAGCACGGAATTGACGGCCGCCAAACAGTCGCTTTCCACCGAGCGCGGGCGATCAGACTCGGGGTTGCAGGCCCAGATTGACGCTCTCACCTCCGAGTTGGAGGCAGCGCGCAACGGCTTTGATTCTGCGGTGGCCGCCAAAGCGCAGGCCCAACTGGCGGCCGTGGGCGCGCCGCCCGTGAACATGACGCCAACGCTGAGCGCTGCCGCCATCAATCCCATTTCCGGTGACGAGATCCTTGCGTCCTACCGGAAGCTCGCCGCAACGGATCCGGCACAAAAGACCGTGTTCTATCGCGCGAACAAGGAGGCCATCCTCAACGCGATGCGCGACGAGGCATCCGGCAAAAACAAGGGTCAGTAACCGCAACCACCCGCAAGGGAAAAAAGAGAAAACACTATGGCTAACGCACTCACAAACCTAACCGACACGATCATTGTTGACGCCGCTTTCCAGGCGTACACGGCCGCTGTCGCTCCACTCCGGGCATTCGCGCTGAATTGCTCTCCGGGCATCGCCCAACGAGGCGACAAAGTCAAGGTTCTCTATGTGCCGTCGCAAGACGCGGCCGGAGAATTTTCCAGTTCATATTCGATGCAAGACGCTGATGCTACCGGCATCGATGTGACACTCAACCAACATTTCTACGCGTCTTGGGCGCTCACCGACCGGGAGATCGCCGATCAACCTCAGGTGCAGGTGGAAAGTTTCGGCCGGCAGAAGGGATTCCAATTGGCGAAGCAGGTGTTCCAGAAGGTCCTGTCAACGCTGACCTTTGCAAACTTCGGCTCGTCCGCATTGGTGAAAGCCGCCTCGGCGCCCGTCGTGTTGGATGATGTCGCCGCTCTACGACTGTACGCAAGTGCTCGGAATTGGCCCGAGGGGATGCGGACCCTGGTATGGGACTCCGCGTATACCGCCTACTTGCTGAAGGACGCCGGCATTCAGTCCGCGGCTGCGTTCGGATCGAACGAGGCGATTCGCGAAGGGAAAGTGACGCGCGTGTTCGGGTTCGACGTTTTCGACTCGACGATTGTTCCGGCCAACGCCGGTCAGAAAATCGGCGGCTTCATCTGCACGCCGGATGCGTTGCTGATTGCGATGCGTTACCTCGCGCCGCAACCGGGGCACAACTATTCCGAGGCCAGTGTCGTCACTGATCCTTCCGGCTTCACGCTCGGTTTCCGGGCATGGTACGACCCGGATAGTGGGCAGGCTCGTCGGGTGCTGGAAGCCCTCTACGGCTTCGAGGTCGGCAACGCGGCTGCACTCGGTTTGATCCGTACCGAGGCGTCGATCTACTCGTAAGGCGGGTTGCATGGCGAGGGGGTGGCGCCCGTGTTGTGCGCCGCCCCCGTTTTCGGTATGTCCGTTTTAGCGGGCGCACCTCTCTGCTATGTCCGACATAACCAACGTGATGTCGCTTGTGCTGAGCGAGGTGACCGATCTGTCCGGGGGCACACTCGTTCACGGCGGGAACACATACATGGTCTGTAAGGCGTTTACATCGGGCGAGACGCGCGGGCTCCTGCCGGCCGGGTTTGAAGCGGATGTGGCCGATCTGGTTGTCCTCATGTTCGCTGGTGACGTCAAAACTCCGGCGCCTCAAGCGAAGGACCTCGCAATCCTTGACGGCGAGTCCTACGTGATTGGCGCCGAGATACAGAAGAATGCCGTTTACTGGCAGATTCCTCTTAGGAAAGCGACCTGATCATGGCCGTAATCACTGTCAACTCGGACCGTTTCAATTCCGCTCTGGCTCGTCTGGCGCAGGTTGGCGGGCCGGAGGCGATCCGTCCGCAGGCCGGCCTGCTGGTGCGCGAGTTGATTTCCATCACGCCCCCCAAGTCTCTATCACAAGGACGCAAGGCCGTTGCGCGCGATCTCCGCCGCGCGGTCGAGCCGCTGATCCTTGAAAAATTCAGAAGCAAGCGGCTCCAAAGAGCTATCGCGGCAAAGAACGCTGCCCAAGCTGAGTCTGAATTGTCGTTCATCCGCAAAATCCAATGGTTAGTTGTGGGTTTTGACGCGGAACTGCACCGAAGTGCTCGGAATTCCCGGGGGCGTGTCCCATATCGTCATCCCGTCGCCACGTTAGACGTGGTAGCATGGCGCAAGTATTTGCGCTACCTGCAAGGCCGGGTTGGCCGCATGAAGGCCGCGTGGCGCCCCGCCGCGGAGAGATTGGGCGTGGCCGTGGCCGCGTTCGTTGCGCGGCAGGTGGCTCCATCTGGCAGCGCGGTTGATAACCTGAGGGCCACGGACCCGAGTTTCCGCATGGATTCATTCGCACCGGGCGTCGAGAGCGAAACCGGGCGGCTCATCCGCCGGGCCTTGGAAGGCCGGGCGAAAGCGATTGCTGGCCATGTCCGCTACCTGCTGCGGGAGGCCGCCCAAAAAGGAGGGCTGTAATGGCCGCCGCCGCCAACTGGGAACTGTTGTTCAATTTCGAGGATCTTCTCGAATCCGCCGCGAAGGCCGTGCTTACGGCTGCCAGCATCAGCGGGCTCAACATCTACATGCAGCAGGATGTGACTGATGTGGTGACCCCGGCCGTGTCCCTCCAGTTCACTATTCGGGGCGCCGTGGAGCATTACGGGTTTCGGTCTGACGGCGAGCGGTTCGTTGATCTCTGGGAGGGGACGCTGGAAGTGGCGCTCGAAACGGATCGGGCGAAAGCGAGAGGAGGGGCCACTCAGTCACATGCTGCGCTCAGGGCAGATTGCCGACGGCACCTTGGTTCGATTGCGGCATGGAACGCAGTTGCGGCCGTGTCTCTGCCGTATCACGTCATCTGGAAAGTTCTTGAGGGCGCCTCGACGCCAAAGATCGAGGCCGACAAGGACCGCGACATCTCAGTCATCAGTTTCAACATCATGTTCGGTGTTCGGCCCGGTGCGTGGCCGGTCCCCGTCTAACCAGCAACAAAGCAAAAATCTATGGCAGCTACCTACAACGACGGCGCGGTTCCCTACGGCAGTCGAGTCCTGACAATCAATGCGGTGACCTACGTGGCGGATGCGTTTACGATTACGCGCGGCACCAAGATCATCGAGCGCAACAATGAGCTGGGTGAACCCTCCGGCTGGGTGGCCGTCGCCACGGTGCCCACCGGCACGGCGACGCTCCAATTGGCGGCAGCCGCCACGGCGATCCCGACCCTCGGTCTGACATTCACAATCACTGAGGGCACTTTCGCGCTGATCGATGTCGGCCAGCCTGAGGGGGAAGGCGACACGAAGAAGGTCACGATTTCGTTCCGGAAAGACATCGTGGCGTAACCCAATAACCGAGAAAATCTATGGCAGCTACCTACAACGACGGCATCGTGCCCTACGGCTCGCGTGTCATCAAAATCCCAGTCACCACTGGTGACGATTTCGTCGCAGAATCGATCAGCGTCTCCCGCGGCACCAAGATCATCGAGCGCAATAACGAGCTGGGTGAACCCTCCGGCTGGGTGGCGGTCCCTGCATTCGTGACGGGCACGGCAACCCTTCAGATTGCGACCGGGATCGCTGCTCCGCTGTTGGGTGAGACATTCACGGCGACATTCGTGACGTCGATTGGCGTCGAGACGTTCGTGTTGAGCGAGGTCTCCCAGCCGGAGGCTGAGGGAGACATCAAGAAGGCGACGATTTCGTTCCGGAAGAAAATCAACTAAAATGAGTGGACGCGCCAACCTGTTCGGGATCATCCCTGGGTATCGCAAGGCCGTTCAGCTTGAGTTCGATGAGCGCCGTGAGGCATTCCTCGA